TGTACCGCTGAAACTCCACATTGAAACCAGAATGTGGAACGCCGTCAAGGCAAATAAAACCATTCCGCAGGAAGAACTTCACGAAATCCGAGAGATGGCTATTCATCTGGCGGTGGAAGCAATTCAGGTGGCTGCTATGGTGAAAAAGTTTGAACATGGACAGCACCGCAGCTGGCCCGGCGGCAAAACACTGGACTCTGGAACGGAGTCTGTGTCTCTGAAAGAGAAAGGTAGGGAAGCAGTATGATCTTGGCAAAAGAGGACATCGAAAAAGCCGTCAGCTGGTGGGCTGGGAAACTGATTGATAATAAGCCGCACAGCAATGGAGATGATAGCTTTACGTCCGTTGCGACGTGCTTCCTTGCGGATATGGGGCGGCAAAGCATTACGCTGAATCAGTTGAACACGTTCAAAAAAGTTTTGAGCGAGCGCATTGAAGAACGCATGAAGGAAGAACCATTCGATATTGAACTTGGGTGCGATTATGGACCGTATGCGATGCTGGCCGATGCTGCGAGTGAAGCAGGTATCTGCGCACTAAACTTTCCATTCAAAACAACGATGTTCCTTTCCGAAAAAGAGGGTGTTGTGGTGCGTGATGGATATGGCGCACCGCCTGTCAGGATTTGAGGTGGCAGGATGAAAACAAAAAATAAGACCCCGGCGGATGTGGAGACAGTAACCATAACCATGAGCCGGAAAACGGCGGAAGCAGTAAAGCAAGCGTGTGAAGAATATCTCCGCCTGCGGATGGGACAGTTCGAGGACTTCACGAATGAGGTCTGCTGCTGGGACTATGCGGAGCAGATGGAGAAAGAGTGCCACACTACCGAGGAACGGAAGAAATTCCACCGGGATCACGAGCAGGATTTTTACAAGTGTATGCGACTCCGCGACCGTATGCGGGCGGGGTTGCGCGCGCTCTGGGCGCAGAATGTGCCGACAGCTTCTATCCAGTTCACATTGAAGGAAGCGTATCGGGCAGAATCCGTATGGCTGGCGATCCGTTATGCCCTGGTGTGGCACGACTTCCCGGAGGGCGGGATGTGGAACGACTTCTTCTCCCCGCTCAACCGTTCGGATCAGCCGATGCCGAAAGTGGAACTGAAAGAAAAGGATGGTACGGAATGACGATAACGATATACCCGGACGGCCACTCCATCCAACAGGGAACGCCGGAAGAACTGGCGCGGCTTGTGTTCGAGATGCAGGCGCTTCAAACCTTACAGAGTTTTAGAAATCTGGTTGAGGCCATCCAGGCGGAAATGGAAAAGCAGCAGAAGCAAAAGGAAGTTGCGGCTACAATCCCGGAAGCACCGAAGAAACGACCGCCCAAGAGAAAGGCAAAAACCGATGGTAAAACCTGAACCGTGGGAAAATCCGATGCTGGATACTATGTGGCACTTCATGGAAATGGGCGGCCTAAAGGCAAACTATCCGGCGCTGAAAGAAGCCTGCATGGAAATGCGACAGATGATTATGCAGAAAACGGCAGGTCAGCGCAAAGACCGCCCGAAAGACATCCCGTGGGAAAACTGGGAGCGCGTCAAGGTGACGATAGTCTGCGAGGCAATGGCATTGGTACTGTCGGGAGAGTATGAACCAAAGGAGGAAAGCAAGAGTGAAAGAAAAACGGCTGGTTGACGCAAACCACTTTGAGCAGGTGCTCAAAAACATAGCGTGCGCCTTGAAAGGCGAACTGACGTATGGAAAAATCAAGATCGACGTGGTGAAGTTGATTATGGGAAGTCTGGAAGCTGAACCGACAATAACTGCGGAGAGCTTGCAACCGCTGACGTACAACGAAAATATGGACTACCTGGATTGCGACGAATTTATCTGCCACAAGTGCGGAATCCATATTGAGGACTGGAAGCGAATCAAGATTGACCCGGATGACGGGGAGAAAGAACTTTGCGAGTACACGTTTAAGCACTGCCCGGAATGCGGCGCAAAAATCATCATACACAAAAGCTGCGAGTTTTGTAGGTGGCATTTGCGAGATACGACGTGCTTCAACGACCTGGAAAAAAGACCCAGAACGACCCCGGAAGATTCTTGCTGGAACTGGGAGGAGCGAGAGTGAACGAGAATAAACAGCACTGTGATTTTTGCGAGTTTCTGTCCTGCATGAAAAAGGTGGACAAGAGTGAAATAAACTGGCGACAGGGAGAAAAACCGATGTATAAGGCGGCTTTGGTGCATGGATACCAGCGGCGCGGGAAGAACATCGGGAAAATGACGCATGGAACATTCGACCTGAACTTCTGCCCGGTATGCGGAACAAAATTGGAGGAAGAGTAAATGGAACACAGCGAAGAAAATTGCTCCACCTGCGCATGGCATGACAGTTTCTCGTGGGTATGCTTCAACGGCTTATCCGAACACCGGGCGGATTTTACTGACCCGGAGAACACCTGCCAAGAATGGAAAGAAAGGAAAGATGAAAATGACTAGGGATGGGGTCGAGTATACCTGCGACAAATGCGGCAAGACCATGTTTGCGCCGACGGATATGTGCAGCACCATGAACAGTGTCCGCGAACGTATGACGAGGGACTGGGAAAAAGTGACAGACGACCATGGCCGCAAGCGCGACCTTTGCCCGGAGTGTAGCAAGGAATACAAGAAAATCATTGGCGGCTTCCTCAAGAAAAAGTAACCGCCGAAGAGCAAGCCTCTTACATTATATATTATACATAGTAGTCCGTCGTTAAATAGCCGCCCTGACGAGGCGGCAAGGGGCTTGTATACGGAAGCTAAGTTAAGGGACACGACGAGAAAGAAGAGCAAAACGATGCACCTACCCCCGGCGGGGAAAGGGAGTGCAGAGGGAAAACGAGGGCAGCGTTCCAGCAGCTTATCGGAATAGAGGGCAAAGGGAACGCGGCCCGGCGTTGTTCCTCTGCATCGTTTCCCTCTTTCGTTTGTGGGTCAAGATAAAGAAAGTTCCATGACGTGAACGGAAGGAGGGACGTAGAGAGTATGGCAGGCGGTTTCAGAGTGCGAGAGCAAAAATTCATCTGCGGCAAAGATTACGCCACGGCTGAAACGATGCAGGTTGACTTTTTCGAGATCACGGAACAGCAGCACAAGGCCAGCACCCGCAAGAAGAAAGAACTTGCCAGCTCCATTGCGAAAGAAGCGTACAATTTACGGCAGTCCGGGCGATACCTGGAACTGCTGATCCAGCGCAACTTCCGCAGAACGGACTACTCCGTTACATACACCTACGACAACGACCGTCTGCCCGCCCCTGGCGACATGGAGCGTGTGGATAAGGATTTTTCCGCCGCAATGAAAAAGCTGTACCGTATGTGCGACAAGGCCGGGATCGAACATCCGGGCTGGATCGACGTTGCGGAGTATATGACGTATGTTGATGGACGGTGGATCGGCAGACACCATCACCACATCGTTATGCAGCACACAAAAGGATTGACCCGCGAAATGATAGAAAAGGCATGGGGCGACCGGGGAATGGCTCGGTGCGAACCGCTACATTTTGACCACGGCTATGTTGTGGGCCTGTCCAAGTACATCATGAAAAATGTTCGGTGCAAACGGCACTGGCGGCAGAGCCGCGGGCTGAAACCGCCCAAAATGCCCCGCCCGAACGATGGGAAAATGAGCCGCGGCAAACTCAAGGACGTTTGCGAGAATCGTTTGGAAGATCGTGCGTTCTGGGAGAAAATGTACCCCGGCTATACCCTGCACTACTGCGAACCCATCATCACAGGAAACAGCACCCGCCATCTGATCGTGCGCCTGTACCGCAAAGAAACCGGGATGAAGAACAGGAGGAATCAACCTTGAGCGTGAGGCTTGAACTTTCCGACCTGCCGCCCCGCATCCGCGCCCAGGCGGAAGCGCAGATCGCGGCCAGAGGCCAGAAAAAAGCACCTGCTGCACCGTCAATGGCTACGGCGGCAAGCATTGCAGAAACCGCAGGCATGGAATTTGACTCCCGCGGCGAGTATAACTACTACATGGGCGTGATCCTGCCGAAAGTACAGCGGGGGCAGATCGTCAACGTGGAAACGCACCGGGCGTTTTCCTTGCTCCCGGAAAAGGAATACGGAAATGTGAAACTCCCGGCGGCCAGATACACCGCTGACTTTGTGTTGACCTATGCAGACGGCACAACGGAGGTTGTGGAGGTGAAAAGCAAATTTACCAGGCGGCAGCAGCGGGATTATATTTACCGCCGCCGCTTGTTCATCGACCTTGTGGCAGAGCCGCGGGGATGGAAATTTGTCGAACACATCACGCCTGACACATCGGCGGAGATCAAGGCGTGGAAGAAGCTTGCAAAGCAGAAAGGATAAACCATGAAAGCTAGACCGAACGCGGCAGTACAGCGCATGATGGTGCGAAATTCTGCCAGCCGTTGCGCGACATCGAAAATCAGCACGAAAAAGAATATCATGGATAACAGAAAGGCCACAGACGAGGTACTGCGCTACTGTACCATCATTGCGGCCTTTGATGTGCTGGAATTTGACAAGGACGCGCTTGACCGTTTGACGGCGGCCATGAAAAACCGCGCCGACGTGTACACAACAGAGCGCGCTGTGCTGGGGCAGACCCGCGCGCGGCAGTTACTTAGAGAGCGCACGGAACCGATGCTGGACAGGTCGTTTGTTCTCCCGGCGGGAGAGTACCCGCGAAAGCAGCATGAAAAAGACGCGCTGGCAGAACGCCGGGACGCTGGCGACCTGACGATCCGCTATTTCGTGGAGGGCTTAAACGAAATGGGCTACGACCGGGCGCAGATCAATGTAGCCGTGGAAGAGGTTCGCAGGAACTATAAGCAGTTCTTGGAATGGGCCGTTGACGGTGAGTATGCGGCGCATACCATGCTTGGCCGCAAGGCGGCGGAGATCATGGGCGGAAGCGTCGAGGTAGCAGCAGAACCGGGCGCAGGCCAGATTTTCGGGAAATTCTAACAGAGCAAAACGCGGGAGGGTAAAATGCAGGCAGAAGAAGCGAAAATGATTTTGCGTTACCTGGGCGGGATTGAAGCACAGCTCTATGACGTGAACAGAGAACTTGCAGAGTTGCAGGATCGCTACAACCCCATCAAGGGCATGGACATGGACGGGATGCCGCATGGAACCACTCCGGGCGACAGCACCGCGTCGCTGGCAGTGAAGCTGGCAGACAGCAGCGAGGAATACAAACGCACAGAAAACCGCCTGCTGGTGCGCAGGGGCGTTTTGCTGGCTGACAGGGATAATATTCGTGAC